TGGAGTGAATGATGAGTAAGAACAATGAATACATAACATTGCATGCCAATCATTATAGTTGTTCAAGTCAAGAAGCAGTTCGTTATGAAGCGATCAGAGAGATCTGTACTGAATACAGATTCATGCAAGGACCATATCTGAACGATACTGGTACATACTTCGACTACTATAAGTTTGGTAAAATGATCGAGCAAGAGTGTGCTAACCGTGAAGCAAATCGGGAGAGAACATACGGCGAGATGATGGATCAGGTAGTCGATGAAATGAGAAAGAAGAAAGAGATGGAAAAGAAAGGGGCATTTGGTGCCTGGAGAGGAGTTGAGTAATGAACGATAAAATCAGAGAGTTGCTGAAGGAGTCTGGATTCTGTTTCTGGGCAGATGAAGAATGGGGACCAGGTGCAGGCAAGATCGATTGGAATTGCGACTACGAAAAGGAGTTTGATAGGTTTGTAGAGTTGATTGTGAGGGAACATCTTGGCATTTGGGATCTGATGGATAATGGTAATGATGTGGAAGGGTATATTGAAATGGAAGATTACCCGAAAGCAATCGTAGAACATTTCGGACTCCGTGAAATAAATGATGATCTGAGTAAAGCAGAAGAGTTTGAGAACTGGTGCAGAGAATCAGATGATGGTAATGCTGCTGATTACATCGACTGCAAAACTCATCCAGATGCTCCCCATGGATTCTCACGGAATGCATCACACAATGCAGATCGATATGTCTGTGAATGTGAACATTGGGAGGAACCAAAATGAACAAACCAATAGCATGGCTTAATCCTGACCCTGATTATGAACAGATATGCCCCGAAATTGGATACGAAGCAACAAATTATTGCGAGCAACACCCAAAAGACTTGGGATGGATACCACTCTACGCACATCGTGAATGGGTAGGTCTGACGGATGAGGAGATTGACGAGTTGCATGGTTCCCCAATGAGTCTTGAGCATAGCGGTGAATTAAAATGGGTTCGTATTATCGAATCCAAACTGAGGGATAAGAACACATGAACGCACGACTTATAGAACTTGCTGAGCAGGCGGGAATCACAACCAACCTTGATACTGACTATTTTGAACGAGATATGAACAAGTGGGTGGACTATTATTCAGAAAAGTTCGCAGAGTTGATTGTGCAGGAGTGCAAAGATATTGCCTTTAGACGCGGAGATAATGTGGATTACCTATCGTTACAATTAATTAATAACGAGGTGGATGATGCTAGGGATGCAATGGATGATGCTAGGGATGCAATGGATGCAGCTTGGGAAATTGGTAAGGGTTGCAGGACTACCAAGTGCGATGAATGGCAATCGATTAAGGATACTAGGAAGGTTTGGATTGCTGCGGCAAAACTACTAGAAGAACAGAAGGAGAAGAACACATGAGTACATACACTCCGAATCGATGGGTAGTGATAGAGATGACCCATGGCGATGATGTTATCAATAAAGTATTTGGTGGATGGTACGGTGGATTTGTAGGTGCCGATTCCTGGAAACTGAGTAGCGGTATCACTAAGACTAAAGAGTACGCAGACTACTATGAGTTCAGCAATGTATCTGGATCAGTGTACGTATGCCACAAAGAGGCAGAAGGATTCAGCAGTTATATGCTTGACATCTATAGTGGATGGGAACGTGATATGGAAAAGGATACTTCCGGTGTTGCTCTGGGAATCAAATTGATAGACTATGGTGATGAGGTAGAAGCAAAATAGTGCTTTACTTTAATTCAATAATCAGGTATAATAGTCTTATAGGTTGAGTGATTAATTATATGAAAGGAAGTGAAATGAATTTTCCTGTTGATTGGCAAGTGAAGATGGATCAGGATATTGCTGAATCTAAAATCAAGATCGCTGATCTTTTGGAAGAGGACCTATTAGACGATGATGGATATCCCACTGATGCTGCACTGGAGATTGTTAAACTATGGCACTGGTCTGATACCAAGGGATGGTTTGATTTCGCTAAGAGTATCTGGTATAGTTCTTCTTGGGGATGGTCTGAAGGTTTAGAACCACACGACTACCTCAATAATCCAGAAGTTTATCGTTATAATATATCCACTGGTGGGTGGTCCGGTAATGAGAGTATCATCTGCGCCATGCAAGAGAATGATATGATCTGGTCCCTCACGTGGGTTCAGAGTCGCAGAGGTGGTCATTATATTTTTGAAGGGAATAAACTATTCAATGAATCATTTGAAATTTATGAGCCAAGTGCAAAGATTGTTTTATGATGAATAAAATCTCATACTCCACGAACTGGTGCGGTCCAATAAACACTAAGTGGATCGAGGAGCACGGCGAAGGTTGGTCAACTGGTCGCATCGATATTATGGGCACGGAAAATCCCTGGGGCACTGAACTCAGTCTGCCACCAATCAGATCAGAGGACTGGAATAGACTGAGTGAATGGTTATGGGACTTTGAAACTGATACTCTGTATACACTGAAAGAGTTGGTGGCAGAATATGAAAAGACAAACCCAAAGATTACTTGGTTGAGAGAACGGGACTTGGAGAAATACGGTAATGAATAACATAGATCTAAAGAAAGAGTTCGAAGAGTACTTTCACGAACTGGAAGGATTTACTTTGCGTAGTGAACGATTCTACAATTCCTTTTCAGCAATTCCCAACAAGACAGCATTGGCAACATCCATGAAATTGTGGTTGGAGGCAGCATTCATACAAGGTGCCAGATCAATGGCACAGGACACAGTGGATACTCTGAGAGATTATGGTACTGCGGTTGCAGGTGTTAATGGTGTATATGTTACTCAATCAAAGGCATTTGATATTGCTGCCGATAACTTGATGACTTATTATACTCAGATTTTATCGGATGTGGAGTGAATAATGAACAAACGAATTAGAGAACTTGCTGAACAGTTAGATCCTGTTGCAACGATTGGCAATTGGGGTAGAGTTGAATGGTCAGATAATGTCTATCCACAACTGGGTGATAAGATGTATGCTGCTATTGATTTGCAAAAGTTTGCTGAGTTGATTGTTCGGGGGTGTGTCGATATTGCTCATACCAATGCTGATGTGGATGAAACCTATGATTATGCTTGTCATACTATTGCTTGGAAGATTCAAGAACACTTCGGAGTTGAAGAATGAATGAACTAATTAAACAACTAGAGAAACAATGCTGGGACAACCAAACCAATCACTTGGATACAGAAAAGTTTGCAGAGTTGATCGTTGCTGAGTGTGTCGCTGCTATTATGACCAAGGATCGGTATCGTAGAGAATATTTTGCTCGTGTGGTGCAGAGGCGTTTTGGTATGCTTGACGGCGATGATGATGAATGAACGAATTTATGAACTCTATAAACTAGCACACATAGACTATAAAGGTAGTAAGGCATTTGACCCCAAAAGGTTTGCGGAGTTGATTGTTGCTGAGTGTGTCGATATTGCTGATGATTATGTAAAGGATTACCTGGTTGAAGAACACATAAAATTTAACCATCCTAGAAGCAAAATTGGTTTGAAGATCAAACAACATTTCGGAGTTGGGGAGAAATAAAATTATACTAGTCGACTACAGTCAGACGGCACTCAGTGCTATCCTTTCATTCCAGAGAGAACTCAAGGGTAATGATGCAGATGTGGTGAATCTTATTCGCCATGTGATACTATCATCACTTCAGAATATCAAAAAGAAACATGGCAGAGAATACGGGCAATTGGTTATTTGCGCAGACGGCAGGAACTATTGGCGCAGAGACATATTTCCCCACTACAAGGCAGGTCGTAAAAAGACCAGAGATGCTTCTGGGTTGCCCTGGACCTTGATATTTGATACCATGAGTTCAATCAGAGACGACCTACAAGAAAACTTTCCGTATAAGGTTATTCATTATGACCGTGCCGAGGCAGATGATACCATTGCTGTACTATGTAAGTGGACGCAGGACAATGATCTAATCCAGGAGGGACTTGAAGAATCAGCACAGAAGGTATTGATTATATCCTCTGATCACGACTTCAAACAATTACACAGATTTTCCAACGTACGGCAGTGGAGTCCTAAGATAAAGAAACTGATGGTGGCAGAAACAGACTATATGACTGTGGGACATATTCAGCATATCGTCAAGGCAAGTGATGATGGCATTCCCAACATACTAAGTGCAGATGATGTGTTTGTAATTGGCGAAAGACAGAAGGTGGTATCCGCCAAGCGACTTGCGGAGTTTGTTGAGCATGGTTACAATGGTTGCAAGACAGATGATGAGCGCAAGAATTGGCACCGCAATATTCGACTGGTGGATTTTGAGTTTATACCCGCAGAAGTTTCTGAAGAGATTATAAATAGATTTGTGACAGGTGTAGTCGTCAACGATAAAATGAAAATTATGAATTACTTGATTAAGAACAGGTGCCGACTTTTACTAGACAATATTGAAGGATTTTAAAATGACAAGATATATCACAGAACTCCTTGAAGAGATCAACAAAGATACAACCGTACTATCGAAACACAAAGCAGATGGTGCACTGAAAATCGTATTCAGTTTCGCATTCAGACCTGAAGGCAAATTCATTTTGCCTGAGACAGATCCTCCATTCAAAGAAGATGCGGCGCCAATTGGTATGTCCCCCACTAACCTTATGCAAGAGTTGCGCAGGTTCTATGTATTCTGTCGCAAGGACCTCACTGCAGTTCGACGTGAAGGTTTGTTCATACAGTTGCTGGAAACCGTACACCCAAATGAGGCACAGTTGATGCTGCATATCAAGAATCAAAATCTGCCGGACTTGTATCCAAACATCACACACAAGTTAGTTGCAGACCATGGATTTGTACCGCAACCTTCAGAGAAAGAGAAACCAGCAGCAAAAAATCTGGGGCGACTACTTCCGCCATCTTATCACCAGAAGTAAACCCAACCCTGTCCGTTGGTGTGTAAACAGAGATGAATCTATTCGTTGAGATACTGCTTTGGATTATGATAATTCCTGCGTCGATGATATTGATATTGACCCTATGGTTTCTAGTCCTATACGCATGGGTCATCCTCACATCCATCGGTAAGAAATAATGAAAGACAGATACGTTGTAACCTACTTAGAAATGGCAGAGACCTTTTCGAAACTATCCCATGCAAGTCGGTTGAAGGTGGGTGCCATTATTGTCAAGGATGATCGTATTATATCACTTGGGACTAATGGCACCCCATCCGGTTGGGATAATACCTGCGAAGATGTGATAGAGCACTATGAAGACGGTGGCATGATCACCAAGACTAAACCAGAGGTAATGCACGCAGAGGAAAACGCAATCTGCAAACTGGCAAAGAGTACTGAGTCCGGTGAAGGATCTGTTATGTTCTGTACACATGCTCCGTGCATCGCCTGTGCCAAACTAATTTATGGTGCCGGTATTAGTAAAGTGTTTTACCGCAATATATATAGATGTACAGATGGAATAGATTTTCTCGAGAAGTGCGGCGTCACAACACATAGGATCCCAAAATGATAAAGTCTATAGTAAAGTTCAGTGCGTTATTGATAGTGATATTGGGATTTCTCAAGGTTGCCCATATTCTGGACATATCTTGGTTGGAGGTAATATTCCCTGTCTGGATATTCCTGTGTCTACTAATTACACTATCAATACTTGGATATATTATTGTAAGTACATTTGTGGAACGATAATGAAAACTCGGCAGAATCTAACTGCCATCATCACAGATCGTAAGGGTAATGTTCTGAGTATTGGCAAGAATAGTTATGTAAAGACTCATCCGTTGCAGGCACGACATGCGGCAATGATGGGCGTACCGGATAAGATCCACTTACATGCTGAGATACATGCCATCACATTATGTAAGAAACTGGACCGAGCATACAAGATTTCAGTATTCAGATATGGTAAGAATGGTAAACCATTACTCGCCAAACCCTGCAGTATATGCCAGAGTGCAATCAGAGCAACTGGAATCCAGATTATTGAGCATACTTGACTTGACCTTTATTCAGTAATCAGGTATAATTGTTATATAGATAGGAGATGATATGCATTACAAAGGGATAGTACAGTTGGACGAAGATACCGGTGAGCATATGTTGGAGTTTCCAGTTGATCTGATGGCAGAGGTAGGTTGGGAGATTGGTGATAACATAACGTGGACCGACAACAAAGATGGTTCCTTTACATTATCAAAGTCAGTGAACAAATGGCAGCAACTTGAATTATCATTGTAGTAAACTTATAGGAGAGTAAAAATATGGAAGCATGGGGATCGCATGTAGCATTGGATTGTGCAGGTGGTAATGATAACATCAAGGACAGACAGCAAGTTTATGATTTCGTAAAAGAGTTAGTGCCTGCAATTGATATGAAGGCATTTGGCGAACCAATCATTGAGCATTTTGCTGCCCATGCTGAAGACAAGGCAGGATTTTCTCTGGTACAATTGATTGAGACATCTTGCATTACTGCTCACTTTGTAAATTCCAATGGTGATTTCTATCTGGATATTTTCTCATGCAAGCACGTTGATGCCAATGTTGCAATTGAGGTCGTGAAGAAATACTTCGCACCAAAGAGTATCAAGCAACACTATCTAGTGCGCCAAGCATAATATGAGTGACTTAGATTTACGCCAAGAGTTTGCTGCATGGTGCAAAGAACATGCTTTCACCATGGATAGTGATTTGCAGGCAGCGTTTGTGGCAGGTGCAACTAAGATGCAACAACATTATACCAAACCAAGTTTCCCACCAATGGGCGAACGGCATTGATCAATATTGTTGAAAAGATTGCAGTATCAAAATCGGTAGTGAATAAACTATCCAAGGTTGATAAGGTAAAGGCATGCGTGGGTAGCTCAGCGGTAGAGCACGACGTTGCCAACGTCGGGGTCGCGAGTTCAAACCTCGTCCCACGCTCCAGCAATATCAGAGCAATGGCACGACTGGCTGGTTGCACCTTTGGACGGAACTTTGATGGAGTGGAATTAGTATTTGGTACATATGAGAATACCAATTCTAATCATATCACAATGGCAGATCTTGAAAGATACACTAAATTGATTATTGCAGATACATGGAGAGAAAATGAAAATAACATTGAACCGTGAACAGATTGCTAAGTTGAATGAGGTTGTAGATCACTTCACTGAGATCAATAAGTTTACCATTGAGATAGATAATAGTGAAACTAATCAAGTTTCCGTAAAATTTGATCTATTTGATGTTGATGGGGTATAATATGGAAGATGAACTGAGAATATGCGTCAGAGATTTCTTCAATGACTATTTGAACATCCGCGAAGAATCAGATAGTGGTCGGGTATTTGCACCAATAACTATATCTTGCGCTCGTTGCATGAAGATGGAATCACTTGGTATATTGCTTGATCGAATGAGAGTATTATCCGGTGCTGATTTACCATACGAACCAGAGGAAACAAATGAAGATCGTAATCAATAAGTGCTTTGGTGGGTTTGCATTATCAGAGGCAAGGTTAGTTCGATACGCCATTCTGAAGGGTGTTACAACGCATCCAGATGATGAAGACTTTCCTATTCAGCAATGGTGGA